ATGTCATCCAGGCTTTTTGCTCCGCCCTCGAGCACAGGAATCATCCGCTTAGACAATTCCTCTCCGAAAGCTGCCGTCAAGATACGCATCCGGACAGCCGGAGACTCATTGTTTTTAACGGCCTGAGCCAAATTCCGCATGACATCAGCCGCATCCCTGATCTGACCCTTAGAGTCTTTCAAGGAAATACCGAGGCGCTTGAAGATGGCTGCCAGATTCTTGTTTTCACCTCTGGCAGCTTTGCCCATGTTGTCCGTGAGCTTACTTAAGGCCTGATCCATTTGGTCAGCAGACATCCCTCCGAGGCCTGCTGCGTAACGCAACTTCTGCAGGGATTCAACACCGACACCCGCTCTTTTACTGGCTTTATCGATAGAGTCGCCTAAAGACGTGAACTTATCGACCGCGGCCTTCAGACTGAAACCTCCGACTCCGCCTAGCGCCGTAAGCGGGAGAGCGAGCTTAGAGGCAAGCGAGACGGAGGCCTTAGCAAAAGAAGAAAAAGAGCGGCCGACTTTGCCAATGTTGGAGTCCACCTTCTTTAATACAGGACTTATCCTGTCCGTCGCGGATAGGATCGCCTTGAGGCTGTATTCTTTGCCTGCCATGATTTTTCTTCCTCAATAATGCGAAGAGCCTCTTTCGCAAGTTCAACTACCCGCGAAAAAGGCTCCTGAGCAAGCTCTGTCGGACGCTCGCCCCAAAAACGCGCCGTGTTGTAGAACAGCTTTACGGCCGTCTTCTTGTCGCTGAGTCCGAGCGTGTAAAAAAACTTCCCACCTTCGAGACCAGCTCCATCGAGTCGGCGACACCAAAACGGCCCACAGTTTCTTTCGGCAGACCCGAGAGTCGGATGACGTACTCGCGAAGGAGCTTGAGCTGCTCCTGCTGGCTCGAGCAATCTGCCGGAAG